TAACTTAGCCAATAATGCCAAGCCATATGACAAAGTTACACGTGGTGATGTTATTGCTGGTCGACTTGGTAAAGATGAAATGGGTGGTAAGAAGAAAGATAAGAAAGTTGAAGAAGCAGAAGAAAAATGCAACCACACACCAAAAGGTAAAAAATGCCCAGTACATGGCTTAAAAGAATGTGGATCAATGTACGAAGGCAATGATGGTAATTTAGCCAATAATGCCAAGCCATATGACAAAGTTACACGTGGTGATGTTATTGCTGGTCGACTTGGTAAAGATGAAATGGGTGGTAAGAAAAAGAAAAATTCAAAAACCACTGAAACATTCATGCCAAAAAAACCAAAAACAGAAGTACCACAGCCAACTGACATGGTAAAAGATGTAGTTAAAAAAGCAACTGATAAATTTATAAAACCAAAAGCTCCAAGTATTCCTTCAAAATCTGATCCGGATAACGAGCCAATGCCAAAATTGCCAAAATCTTCAAAATCTGAACCAAATGACGAGCTAATGCCAAAATCTTCACAAATGGATGAAGGTTGGACTCATGATAGTTTAGCCGCACAACTTTTTGAAAGTGGTGACGAATACATGGTATCGTTGCATAACCGATTGGCAAAACAACTAAAAGGTTAAACCAATATAACAGGGCACTAGTTGCCCTGTTCTTACGACTTGAGTGTTGACTTTGTATAACTACTCTGCTATAATAACAAATATAACTATTAGGAGTAATTATGTCACGAGTATTTGGAGCTGCCGAACAAACTAAACTGAAACAACTGGTAAAAGATGGTTGGCAGGTTATGGACGAAATTAAAAGTCTACAAGAAGGTCTTAATGAAACAATCAAAGCAGTAGCAGAAGAACTAGATGTCAAGCCTAGTGTTATTAAAAAAGCAATCCGTACAGCAATGAAAGATGACTGGGAACAAACTGCCAAAGACTTTAGTGATTTGGAAGATATTGTTCATACCACAGGTCACGCTGGTCCATGGAATCAACCTGCAACAAAAACAGTAGTAACAACACAAGGCACAAATGATTCAGACGATTCAGCACCATTTTAATTTAACACAAAAATGGGTCAAAGCTGATTGGAACGCTAATCCTTGGCGCTTAATGGCGGAAACTTACAATGCCTTTACTGCATTGGCCACTGCTATTATTTTTGCCTTAATGGCGCCAAATGTTCCTTATGAAATAACATATCCACTTTGGCTTAGTGGAACATTTTTAATGATATTCTGCGGTATAAGCCGAGGAAGTTTTGGCATGGTAGTAATGAGTGTAGTTATGACAATAATAGACACTTATGGCTATATTAGATTTCTACTACAATAAATACTTATGAGTAAGGTTGATCCAGCCATAATTGGATATATTGGTTTGCAAGCCGTAAGTTGCAAGGAGAAAAAATGAGTTATGTTGACGCGATGTGGGATCGCGACAAGGACGTCGTTCACGTTGTTGAGCGTGACGAAAAAGGTGTAAGACGTTTTGTCGATTATCCTGTAAAATATACATTTTATTACCCAGACAATAAGGGTAAATTTCATAGCATATTTGGTGAGTCATTATCCAAAGTCACTGCTAGAAGTTTTAAAGAATTCACCAAAGAACAAAAAATACACAGCAATCATACATTGTATGAAAGCGACATCAATCCAGTGTTCCGTGTTTTAGAGGAACACTATCTAGGCCAAGAGCCGCCAAAACTACACGTTGCATTTTTTGATATTGAGGTGGACTTTGATCCAGAACGTGGCTACGCTAGTCCAGACGATGCGTTTATGCCAATTACTGCAATTGCTGTCCACCTACAATGGTTAGACACATTAGTTTGTTTAGCGTTGCCCCCAAAGACTTTAACAATGGAACAGGCAAAAGAACAAATTGCAGAATTTCCAAATACAATACTATTTGAAACTGAAGCAGAACTATTAGACACGTTTCTAACGTTAATTGAAGATGCAGATGTATTAACTGGTTGGAACTCAGAAGGTTTTGATATTCCTTACACTGTTAATAGAGTTGTTAAGGTATTGAGTAAAGAAGATACTAAAAGATTTTGTTTATTTGATCAATATCCTAAAAAAAGAGAATACGAAAAATTTGGTCGTACAGCAATTACATATGACTTAGTTGGTAGAGTGCATTTGGACAGTCTAGAAGTTTACAGGAAATACAAGTATGAAGAAATGCACAGCTATCGACTAGATGTAATTGGCGAGTTAGAAGTTGGTGAGAAGAAAACTCAATATGAAGGAACGCTAGACCAACTATACAATAAAGACTTTAAAACATTTATTGAGTATAATAGACAAGACTGTGCATTGCTTGATAAAATGGATAGAAAGTTAAAGTTTTTAGACCTTGCTAACGTGTTGGCACACGGTAATACTGTATTGCTACAAACAACAATGGGTGCTGTGGCTATGACAGAACAGGCCATTATTAACGAAGCACATCAACATGGTCTTATTGTTCCAAGTCGTACACGTAAAGCAGAGCAAGGTGATACTGCGGCTGCTGGTGCGTATGTAGCATTTCCTAAAAAGGGCTTGCATGATTGGATTGGCGCGATTGACATTAACTCGCTGTATCCTAGTGCGATTCGTGCGCTTAACATGGGACCAGAAACTATTGTTGGTCAGTTGCGTCAAACTAAAACTATGGAATTTATTGAATCACAAATGACATTGCATAAAAAATCATTTGCTGGTTCATGGGAGGACAAGTTTGGCACTATTGAATACGAAGCAGTTATTAACCAAGACAAAGCTGAGGAAATTACAATTGACTGGGAAAACGGTGAAGTAAGTGTTCATAGTGGTGCCGAGATTTATGAAATGATTTTTAATAGTCATAAGCCATGGATCCTAAGTGCTAACGGTACTATTTTTACTTACGAAAAAGAAGGTATTATTCCAGGCTTGCTCAAACGTTGGTACAGTGAACGTAAAGATATGCAGAAGAAAAGCAAGGAAGCAGAAAAAGCAGGCAATGCTGTTGAATCTGAATATTGGGATAAAAGGCAAATGGTGCGTAAAATTAATTTGAACTCACTATATGGAGCGTTGTTAAATCCTGGTTGCCGTTTCTTTGATAAGCGTATTGGTCAATCTACTACGCTAGTAGGTCGTCAAGTTGCACGTCACATGGCTAGTAAGATCAATGAAATTGTTTGTGGCACATATGACTACAAAGGTAAAAGTATCATTTACGGTGACACTGACTCATGTTATTTTAGTGCTTGGAGTACTTTAAAAAACGAAGTTGAAAAAGGCAATTTACCTTGGGATAAAGATACTGTAGTTTCACTGTATGATCAAATTGCAGAGGAAGTTAACCAAAGTTTTCCACAGTTTATGCTGGATTACTTCCATGTTCCAAAGTCACGTGGCGAAGTTATCAAAGGCGGTCGAGAACTAGTTGCTATTAAAGGTTTGTTTATTACTAAAAAGCGTTATGCAGTTCTTATCTATGATAAAGAAGGCAAGCGTATTGATGTAGATGGTAAGCCTGGTAAAATTAAAGCAATGGGTTTAGATCTCAAACGCAGTGATACGCCAGAATATATGCAAGATTTTTTAGAAGAAATTTTGTTAGACGTTCTTCAAGGTAAACAAGAACAATTTGTATTAGATAAAATTATTGAGTTTAGAAGAGAGTGGAAAACTAGATCAGGCTGGGAAAAAGGAAGTCCTAGACGTGCTAATAATATCACTGATTATGCCGAGCAGGAACGTAAGCAAGGCAAAGCTAATATGCCAGGACATGTACGTGCATCAATTAACTATAACAGATTGCGCGAACTAAACGGCGACAAATATTCTATGCAGATTGTTGATGGTATGAAAGTATATGTCTGTAAACTGAAAAACAATGCGTTAGGTTATACCAGTGTTGCTTATCCAGTTGATGAACTAAAAATTCCTAAGTGGTTTCAAGAACTTCCCTTTGATGATTCTGCTATGGAACAGACTATTATTGATAATAAGATTGATAACCTCATTGGTATTCTTGAATGGGATATTGAAAGTACCACTGACAGCGGAAGTACATTCAATAAATTATTTGATTTTGAGTGATCTAAAGTTGACTTTGATCCTAAATAACATTAAACTTAACTACAGGAGATTATAATGAAAGATATTTTACAAGACATCGTAGGTCATACACATAACCTAGGATTTTTAAACATCGTCAAAATTACAGGTGACGATGAAGCAACAAAAATTGATAGCATGGCTGATGACCGTACTGTTATTATGCTTGGCGAAACAAATGCACCAGTTCCACAAATGTCTGGAGTATTTGGAATGCCACAACTTAATAAACTAAAATTTTTGTTAGATGGTAGTGAATATAAAGAAAACGCCAAAATTGAATTACAATATGCGGAAAGAAATGGAAATACTATCCCTGTTGGAATTCACTTTGAAAACAAAGAAGGCGACTTTAAAAACGACTACCGTTTTATGAATAC